CCCGCCAGTCTGCCAACACCGTTATGCGGTGAGAGTCTCTCCTAGGGCTTTTTTTGTTTGGAAAAGCTATGAACTATTACCAATTTCACATCGGCGACTACTCTAGTCATACTCGCCATTTATCCCCAATTGAAGACATTGCTTATCGTAGATTGCTTGATCTTTATTATCTTCATGAACGTCCGTTGAACTCCGGTTCATCATCAGTTGCTCGGCAGATCAACATGCGTGAGTTTGAGGATGAGGTGAAGTTGATCTTAGAGGAGTTTTTTACGTTAAGTGATGATGGTTGGATTAACCTTAGGGCAGATAAAGAAATAGCTCATTACAGAGGGAAAGTTGAGCAAGCGTCTAGGGCTGGTAAAGCATCTGCTGAACGACGGTTCAACACCTGTTCAACGGACGTTCAACTAACCAATAACCATAAACCAATAACCAATACCCATAATAAAGAATATATAGATCGATTCGATATTTTTTGGAAGCAATATCCTCGTAAGGTTGCAAAGCCTAATGCTTTAAAGTCTTGGCTAAAGATTAAGCCTGATGATGTTGTCCTAAAGAAAATGTTAGACGCAATCAATCAACAGCAGCTTCCCAGTAAAGAAATGCAATTTGTCCCACATCCAGCTACATGGCTTAATGCAAGCCGTTGGGAAGATGAAGTTGCCACAACGTCAAGCAGCAGTAATGAGTGGTGGATGAACGACAGGAGGATCAAATGATTGGCAACCTACTAAACCGACTAGAGAAGGTCAAGGGTTCCAAAGGTCGGTGGACTGCTTGCTGTCCTGCTCACGAAGATCGTAGTCCTAGCCTAGCAATCACACACCTTGACGATGGTCGCATTCTGCTCAAGTGTTTTGGCGGTTGCAGTGCTTACGAGATAGTGGCTGCTGTAGGGATGGACATAGGTGACCTGTTTCCTAAAGAAAACAAACTTGGTTACTCAATTGACAATCAACGACAAAAACCTGAGCGTAGACCATTTTATGCGACAGACCTGCTCAGAATAATCCATTTTGAGGCACTTTTAACGTCACTGGCTGCGTTTGATTTGTCCGAGGGTAGGCAGGTATCAGACACTGATAGAAAACGGCTTAAAACGGCTTTTGAACGAATTAACGAAGCAGCTAATTATATTAACTGAGGACAATATGGATGTTAATTTAGACGCTCACGATTTAATTATGTCTGCTCATTACGCTGGAATTATTGAGGGCGTTAAATTTGTTCAGGTAAATAATCGTCAAGTTAGCAATAAAAAAATAGCGAATCAGACTGATTTTGCAATCCATTATGCAGGTATGTTAGGAGAGGTGGCTGTCAGCAAATTCTTAAAAATATCAATTAGGACAGACATAACAATTGGAGGTGATGGCTATATTGATATGAGTTTTAACGGTCAAACAATTCAGATCAAGACCAGTACCCATGCTAGGACACCAGAACCAAGGCTACTAATTTTTACGAAACCAGATGATTTTGCTACGGATTGGGCTATTTTATGTTCTGCTCAATCGCCATCAGTAGTCAGAATTCATGGGTTTATAAGCAGGAAAAAGTTTTTAGCAAACATGACTGAGCATAATTTTGGATACGGAAAACGATATGTTGTGCCAGAGAAAATGTTAGCGCCAATAAACAAGTTTCATGAGGCAATTAAAACTATAAATATGGAGATCGTGAATGAGCCTTGAAGATAGAGCAATAGATTTAGACGAAGCAAGGAAATCCAGACTTATCAAGTCAGAGGTCATTAATGTAGAGAAGTACCTACACGCTAATGACGTTACGTTAAAGGTTAGACGGGCTACGGAATGGTCGGAAGTTATAAAGGAAAGCTATCTAAATAGTAAAACTGATACAAAAATTGTATTGCCTTGGCCTAACACGCATTCTAGCTTTGCGTTTAGGGATGGTGAGGTTACTGTTTATGCTGGTGGTAACGGTGGTGGTAAGTCATTGGTTACAGGCCAGATTGCGCTGAACCTGATTCGTCAAGGCCAGAAAATTTGCATAGCTAGCTTTGAGATGAAGCCTGAGAAAACCTTGGAGCGCATGGTAAGGCAGTTCTCTGGTGAGTACATAGACAACCCGTTAAGTAATGACCGTGAGCAATATATCAGCAAACTTTTTGTCAGATTCGATACCTATGTTTCTGACAAATTGTTTCTTTACGATCAACAAGGAACTACATCAGCGGACAAAGTTATTGCTATGGCTAGGTATTGCGCTACGGAACTAGGCATCAAGCATATCTTTGTCGACAGTCTCATGAAATGTTTAAGAGATGAGGATGACTTTAACGGTCAGAAGAACTTTATTGACGAGCTAACTGCATTGGCTAGAGATCATTCGGTACACATCCACCTAGTTCACCATATCCGCAAGCTGGTCAATGAGGAGCAGCAGCCGAATAAGAACGACTTAAAGGGTTCTGGATCTATTTCGGATCAGGTGGACAATGTATTCCTAATGTGGCGCAACAAGAAGAAAGAGAACATGAGGAACCGGGGCGAACAGGTAGACGAGACACAGCCTGATGCTTACCTAATGTGCGAGAAGCAGAGGAATGGTGAGGCTCAGGAGTGGTATGGTCTTTATTACCATAGCAGCAGCCAGCAATTTATAGAGAAGGTTGGCGCTATGCCTATGGACTTTGATAATAAAGGACGGTTTAGTGCATGAGTCTGAGGAACACAGACATCGTTGTGAAGTCTGGCAAGTGTTACGCTGGAGAACAGAAGACAGGAATAAGGCTATTGATTACCTAATTAGGGTTAGAAAAGCTAGGGGTGATCTAGTAGCAGATAAACTAGCCAATGACTGCAAAGAACAGTGGGCTAAAGGAAACAGAGGGATAAAGGGAGATTGGCGTTGAGAGCTTACCGAGTAGATGGAAACCAGAAGGCTATTGTTGCTGCACTGCGGGAAGAAGGGTTTATTGTCCAGCATTTACATAAGGTCGGCGAAGGCTGTCCGGACTTGCTGGTAGGTCATAGCGTTAATGGCAGACGTTATAACATTTTGCTAGAACTCAAAGAGGGGGACGGCAAGCTAACGCCTCAGCAGGTTATTTGGCACGCAGGTTGGCGAGGTCAGGTTGCGGTGGTTAATAACGCAAAGGACGCAATTCAGGCGGTCATTGATGCCTGTAAATAAAAAGCCAAGGAAGCCTAAAAAGTACGTACCAAAAACGATACCACTAACCATTAGGCATAGCGCAGAGTCCGAGACAGCCCTGCAACTAGCCCCTCATGCGGAACTAATGAAGCTAAGGGAAGGCTACGGGGATGAGAGTAGCTGGCACACGATAGTCGCTAGGCTCAATGTTGGATTGGTATGCGCTAACTCTGATAATCAACAAGACATAGCCAAGGATATACGTATAGGGCTAGATGCCATGCTAAAGGTACAGGCTAGGTTTGATAAGTCCGGCAAGTGGGGTTTATTTGGCGGTGATCTACGGCAGGTAGGCGATGGTTTAGTGCTTACTGATAACTTACAGCTATCGTTAACAAGAAAGCAATTTGCTCAGGCTATTAACTATGTCTGGCAACACGCCGCTAAATAAAAGCTATCAATAAGTAGTAACTGATAGAAATATATATGTTGCAGTTGGAGAATACTCTGCTATAGTTCTTTCACAGCAGCACAATATCAATCACTAGGAGCCGCAAATGAAATATCAAATTAACTACGCAAATGGCGAGACAGAAAAATTCCGCAAAAACGATTGGCAATCTTTTGAGTCCGAAGTTTGGTCAATCTCCAGATACGTAACTTGCGGTATGTCCGAGTCAGATGTTCAAATTTTCGTTGATGGCAAAGTTGTTGATTTGCAAACAGCTATACAAGCTGCAAGTTTTGCAAGAAAAGAATGGGAATTAAAGCGAGAAGAAACAAAAAAACCGATTCGGGTTTTGATTGGAGTAGCAAACTTGCCAAGCAATTACCATACAGTTTGGGTAAACAAATAACATGAGCCAGATAGATCCCCACGAAGCAATTAACTACATGATTCGGCACTCTGCTGAGTACGCACAGGCTAAGGCTCAGGTTACCTACCTAGAAGAATTCCGCAAAAGCAAGAAAGCTATGCTGTTCTCAGGAGCAATCGGGAATACTATTGCTGACAAGGATAACTTTGCGTACAGTCATCCAGAGTATCTAGCGGTACTGGACGGGCTAAAGGAAGCTGTAGAGAAGGCCGAGACGCTTAGGTGGATGTTGGTAGCAGCACAGGCTAGGATCGATGTCTGGCGCTCACAAGAAGCATCTAATCGCGGCATAGATAGATCAACTCAATAAGAGGATAATATGAATGACACAAACATAGTAGATGATAGCAACCTAGTGCAGTGCGAGTTTTGCGGTTACGTAACAGACAGGGATGATGTGCCTACTGCAAATGATCCTTGCTGTTCTGACGGAACTGTAACTGTGTGTCCTGAATGCGATGAGGGAGAGTCTTTTTCACGCTATGACTCAACAAAAGCCATTATTCGGGAGCAAGCCACTGCCAATGAAGCTCAAAAAACTAACTGACGCTGAGATTGACGAGATTGGTATACAGGCGTTTGGAAACCTGTACTACTACCATCCTGAGCAGATAAAACACTTGATTAGTCTAGTCCAGAAGCGGCTAGAAGGTAAAAATCGTGCGTAAAAAAGAGGTGCAATATCTGTCAAAAGTTGCAGATATAGGATGTATAATTTGTTACAGGCTTGGCTACGTTGGGACTCCAGCAGAGATTCACCACATCAGAGGTATAGGTTTGGGGATGGGTGTACGGAATTCTAACTACGCAACTATCCCACTTTGCCCCGAGCATCACAGGGGGAATACTGGCTATCACGGCATGGGAAGAAAAGCCTTTGAGCTTCGGTACGATGTTACCGAATTGCAGTTAGCACAGCAAGTACAGGAGATTCTTAATGAAGACAGGTCTTTACAGTAATATTAATGCCAAGCGTAAGCGCATAGCCGAGGGTTCTGGCGAGAAAATGAACAAGCCGGGTACTAAAGGCGCACCTACCAAGGCCGACTTTAAGCAAGCGGCTAAGACAGCTAAAACAGCTATGCCTACTCGTGGGTCCCGTACAGCTAAGAACAAGTCCAAGAAATAAGGGGTAAGTCATGGCTAAGAATCAGGCGCACTTTACTCCTGACGGTAAGCGTTACACAGGCCCGACTCATAAAGCTGGCAGTGTTTTAATGACGGGTGCAAAGCATACAGCTAGCAGCAAGCCCCTATCCCATGAGATGCCAAAGAAGAAGAAGCCAAAATGAGTGCGGCTTGGACTAAGAAGGCTGGCAAGAATGCTAAGGGCGGTCTTAACGAGAAGGGGCGTAAGTCTTACGAGGCTGAGAATCCCGGATCTAACCTAAAGGCTCCAGTTAAGTCAGGAGACAATCCTAGAAGGGCTAGTTTCCTAGCTCGTATGGGCAATATGCCGGGGCCAGAGAAGAAGCCTAACGGTGAACCTACGCGCCTACTGCTATCCTTGAAGGCATGGGGTGCTAGCAGCAAGGCAGATGCTAAGAAGAAAGCAGCAGCTATTTCCGCTAGAAATAAGAAAAAGTAATACTAAATCTAGGCCCCGGAATAATGACTGAGTTAACTATATACATACCTACTTATAATCGTTTAAATAAATTAACAAATTGTTTAAGTGCAATTAAACATGATATTG